CCCCCCCGGACCCCCTCTGGGTGCTTATGATGTGAAGTCCGAGTCTACGACTCCAGTGTTAAATCACCCACACCACATTTTCATCATTTCTCAACCCTAACCCTAGCTTGGGCTTTCTTATGATGTATTGTCAGAGACCTAGTCGGCGAGCGCCTACGGCGCCCTATGTATTGTCCGAGTTCCTAGCGTGTAAAAAAACCTTCCAGGAACATTTATGCTAAGCAGTTTATGGCGCAGGCAAGCCAGCAGTGGTGTCCACAGGGAGAGTATCAGTCTCCGGGTCATACACACTGGTGGTACCCGTCTGCGTCGTAAAGTTGCCGCTAAGAGGGTTGGTATCACGAGGCAACCAGAACGTCACATAGTAGTAGATCACAATCTGGAAATCAACAGAAATGGCGGGACGCACAACCGGAGACACGCTGTAGTCGCAGTTCTGGTGTCGCCCGACCAGGTTAAGCAGGAATGGATTGGCGGGAGTTGACTTGGTGGGAATCCATCCAACTGGTGCTCCGAGGGCACCAGCGAACACTGGAGGATCAGGGTTGTACTTCATCATATCATAGTACTTGACACGACGACTGGTGAGCTTTCCATTTTGCGGCTGGTACACCTTGCCTTTGACTAGGAAAGGCACATTCCACAGAGATTGGTCAGTAGACGGCGTGCCAGTGTACGCGTTTCGGGACGTGAAGAATCCGTATTCTGCGAGCGCCGTGTCGTTCGAGTTCTTTGCTGTGCATGTAACAATGACCTTTGCTCCTGTGACCTTGTGGTACCAGTATTTATCTGCAAATTCAATGTAGCGCGTGGGCTGGTCTTGACCAGCACCGAGAGTCCACTCTGGGTCGTGGGGTCCATTGAGGCGGAATATCTCAACAAAGTCAGAGCTACCGCCCATAGTCATCCGGGTCATCTTTTCATATCGAAGCTTGGCCTTGACATACACCGGCGGCGTAGAGACCGCATAGGGTGTGAAGATGGTCCTACCAGCGGGTCCGACGACCTGTCAACATCAAGCGGCTGCCACGTGGCAGTCAGCTATTGGTGGCTGTTTTCCAATCCGGGGATCGAACCAAATAAGGAAGGAGTGGGGGTTTTCTCTTACGAGTAAAGGCGAGGTCGCCGGTAAGCCCGGCGGCGATAGGAACGGCGTCGATAGGGCATGGTCACTTCGCTGCTCGACTCGGCTATGGGAAGCCGCAACTGGTGCTTCACCGCATTCAACCTCGACTTGAAGAACCGGCTTGCCGACTTGCCGGCCGACATCACATACTTGATCTGCCAGCATGAGCGAGCCCCTGACACAGGAAGAGAACATCTACAAGGATATGTGGAGCTACGACGGCCAGTACGAATGGCAGGGCTCAAGCGACTGCTCGCCGACGAGACCGTCCATGTGGAGCCCCGACGAGGTACTCGAGACTCCGCCCGAGATTATTGCCGCAAGTCCGACACACGAGTGGACGGACCTTGGGAGCACGGCACTTGGAGAGCAACAGCACAAGGTCATCGATCGGATCTTGAAGCGATCAAGCTCCTGGTCGACTCCGGAGCTCGCGGCTTGGATATCGCGCAGCAAGCTTGGGGAGCATGGCTCAAGCACCATCGTGCCATCGACTCCTATGTGCGACTCCGAGACGCTCGAGTCCGCGAGTTGCGAACAATCACAGTCATCCATGTGTCTGGAGACACCGGCTCAGGCAAGTCCTACTGGGCCCATGCGTTTTGTGATGACGCCTACCGGGTGGCACCCCCTAACCAGCCGGGAGGACCTGTGTGGTTTGATGGCTATGACGGCCAGAAGACCATCATCATCGACGACTTTGACGGGTGGATCCCGTATCGTCGGTTCCTCACGCTCCTTGACCCGTACCCGTGTGCACTCCCGGTCAAGGGAGGGATGGCGTGGGCGCGCTATACGCGGGTCGTGGTCACCAGCATATTTCCTGTGGCGGCTTGGTACCCTAACCACGGCACGGCGGAATTGGAACGCCGCATTGCCAGACGCGTTGTGATGAAGGATCGTGTCGTCCTAAGCGATGTGACGACGTCGTAACGCGTGACGAGGTTGGGTCACGATTTGTATAAGGGCTTTGCCAATACAAATTGAGTGCGTGACGAGGTTCATGGGTAATACTGGCGGACTTCGTCTCGCTCCCATGAACCATGTTGCACTTGGGTGGGTCGTTGGCCTGGGCAACGAAGCCTATGGGGGGCTTCGCCCCCCAACCCCCACCGGGGCTCCGCCCCCGGACCCCGCCGGGGGTACCCCCCCGGACCCCCTCTGGGTGCTTATGATGTGAAGTCCGAGTCTACGACTCCAGTGTTAAATCACCCACACCACATTTTCATCATTTCTCAACCCTAACCCTAGCTTGGGCTTTCTTAT